TATTTGTACGGCGAGATCGCCAACGAAAAACCATGGCTCAACGAGCTCTTGGACATCGAGGATGACACGTCGTGGCCGAGCAAGTTCCGCGACGATCTCAAGGCGCTGGGCGACGTGAAGCGGGTCCACCTGCGGATCAACTCTCCCGGTGGCGACGTGTTCGCGGCGCACACCATTTTGAACCTGCTCAAAAACCATCCCGCGAAGGTCACCACCCACATCGACGGCCTCGCGGCGTCGGCCGCCTCGATCGTGGCGATGGCCGGGGATGAGGTCATCATGCCGAGCAACGGAATGATGATGATCCACAACCCCCAGGGCTGCCAGAAGGGTGACGCCCGGGACATGCAGGACATGGCCTCCATCCTCAACAAAGTTCGCGACGGCATTGTGGCCGTCTACCAGGACAAAACCGGGATGGAGCGCCAGGCCATCATCAATTTGATGAACGCCGAAACCTGGATGTCGGCGGACCAGGCCAAGGAATTGGGGTTCGTGGACACGATTAGCGACTGCGTCGATGTCGCGGCCTGCGCCGGGTCGAGCTTCAAGGTGAACGGCCAGGAGATGGATTTCGGCAAAATGCGGGTGTGGCCAGGCGCGCTCCTCGCGACCGCGACGGCTGCCGCTGAGCCCGATCCCGAACCCGCGGCGGCCGAGCCGGATCCCGAACCGGAGCCGGCGCCCATCACAAACACCGCGGTCCCGATTCACACGCCGAACACCGCGCCGCCGGACACTGAGTGGGACGCGGACGCGGCGGAGGATCGCATTCGGACCTGGGCCGGCGGCGAAGAGGACATGGACTGGACCAAATACCGCACGGCGTTCGCCTGGTATGACTCCGCGAATCAGGACCAGTTCGGCTCCTACAAGCTCCTCCACCACGACATCCAGAATGGCGAGCTCGTCACCATCTGGAACGGCGTAGTGGCGGCTGCTGAGGCTGTTGACGGCGCGCGCGGCGGGGTCGACATCCCCGAGGAAGATATTCAGGGCGTGAAACAGCACCTGGCCCGGCACTACGGCCAGTTTGACGAGATCCCGCCCTGGGAGCAGGAGACCAGCAACAAGGGCGACAACGGCAATGCCGCGCCCGGCGGCGCGGGCCCCGGCTCGACGGACCTGGCCGCGCTCAGCGTGACCGACGTCGCGGCGGACCGGGCCAGAATGCTGGCAATTGACGAGCTGGCCAGGGGGATTCCGGGGGCTGACGCCCTCGCTCTCCATGCCAAGTACGAAACCGGACTCAGCGCGGCAGAGTTCGCGGCGGAGCTGCTCCGCTCGGACCTGGTGCGAAATATGAGCATCAAGCTGCAGCGTCTACAGGACGCTAACGACTCCAACGCCAACGGGGTAAGATCGGCCGACCCGGGCGACGGTGACGACAAGACGGCCATTCGCAACTCAATCATCGAACGGATAGCGCAAGGCGCAAACCAAGGGAGGAAGTAGTTATGACCGACTACATGGTCTATGATCACCTTATTTCGGGTGACTCGGATCTGATCCGCCAGCCGATTATCCTGGCGGAGGGAGAGGGAGCCCTGCTGCGCGGCGCGCTGCTGGGCTTGATCTTCAAGACAATCGGAAGCCCGGCCCACGGGACCAACACCGGCGACGGCGTCTGCAACAACCAGGCGCTCGGGGCAAACGCCCAGCTCGGCACGTACGAGCTCGTCGCGGTCTCCGCGACAGATTTCGCGGTCTACGCGCCCAACGGCAGCCGCCTGGCGGATGCCACGGTGGGGACGACCTACGAGGGCGAGATCGTTTTCAAGATCAACGCCTCGACCGACGGGCATGCGTTCGTCGCGGGGGACTCATTCACCATCACCGTTTCCCGGCCCGTGGACAGCAGCGGGAACCTGATCGAGCGGTACCGCTGGGTCCATCAGTCGAACCTCGACGGCAGCGCCGAGGCCTGCTGCCTGCTGGCGGATGACACGGACTCAACCAGCGCCGACGCCAACGGCCCGGCTTATTTCCACGGTCAGTTCGACCCGACCGCGATCCTGCTGCAGACAGGCGAGACCATCGCCCTCTACGACACCGGCGGACGGATCAAGGATCTGTTCCTGCGCTCGATTGTCCCCTACAACCCGCCCACCTAGCTGGGCTTTCGTCACCCTGACAATTCAGGGTCCAATCTCGATAACGCGACCAACATTTAAGTTCAGGCTCCCCAGCGCGGGGGGCCTGAACTGCATTAGGAGGCTAAAATGCCAGATGTAGCATATTCGCTGTTTGATCCGATGACGCTGATTCCAGCCGTTCAGCAGATCAAACCGGCACGCACGTTCATCAAGGACTTGTTTTTCCCCGAGGTCCGCACGTTCGACACCGAGTTCATTCTCGCCGACCTCCAGCGCGACGTCCGCCGAATGGCTCCCATTGTGAGCCTCGTCTCCGGTGGCAAGGTCATGGCGCGTAGGGGCTACGAGACGGACATGTTCAAACCGCCGCTTGTGGCGCCCCGCGCCGTGACCACGGTCAAGGACATCATCAAGAGACTCCCGGGCGAGGCGCTGTTCAACGGCATGTCCCCGCAGGAGCGCCAGGCCGTGCTTTTGGGCAAGGATTTGGCGGAGCTGGACAAAACAATCACCCGCCGCGAGGAGTGGATGTGCGCGCAGGCGCTCACCACCGGCGTTCTCAACCTCAAGGGCGACGACGTCGATTACGAGATCGACTACCAGCTGGACTCGGGCAATACCCAGGCGCTCTCGGGCGCAGCGCTGTGGAGCGCGTCCACCGCGACGCCGCTCGACGATCTGCGTGAGTGGAAAATGGCCGTATTGCAGGCCTCGGGCATCAACTGCGACGTTTGCATCATCGCAAGCAACGTCTACCCGTATTTCGTGAACAACGCGCAGGTCCAGGCGATGATGGCCGCGCAGGGTGGTTCGACGTTCAAGGTCCTGTTGGGAACTTTGGATCCGAAGCCGTTGGCAAAGGGCGCGACCTACCTCGGCCCTGTGACCTCCATCGGCGTGGATGTTTACTCCTACTGGGAGTGGTACATCGACGACACGACCGGCGACGAAATGCCGATGATCCCCGACAACACCGTCATTCTCGCCTCCAGCGAGGCGGATTATTTCATGGGCTACGCGGCCTACATCGACATGAACCTGATGGGCGCGATGAACCTGGACCGCGAGCAGGCCACGATGGCCATGCCGCGGTATCCCAGGAGCTGGGTCGAGGAGGGGCCGAACGTGCGCTACCTCGAGCTCGACTCCAGGCCGCTCCCGATCCTCGAGAACAAGGATTCCTGGTTCATCGGAACCGTCCTTTAGGGAGCGCTTCTATGATCACAGTCGTCAAGCCCATTCGCGTGGGCAAAACCATCTTCCAGCCCGGGGAGACGATCAGCGAACTTTCTCAGGATGAGGAAGCCAGGCTCATCGCCCGCGGCTACGCCGAAGCGCCCGAGGCCCCGGCCGACTCCGACATTCCGCGCGGAACGCCGGAGACCAATCCCGTCGAAGTTCCGGCCGCAAAGCCGCCTAAAGTGGCAAAGAGTGGGACTAAGTCGGCCAAAGTCGCAACAGAAGCTGCTCCCGAGGCAGCCGACGCACAGCCCGCGCAGATCCGGCTTCCCCCGGACATCAACCCGCAGCTCGCGGGCGAGGTCAAGGCAGACGCGCCGGCGTGACGAAAACCAACACAGCGTGCTGAGCTTGCCGCAGCATCGGTGCTCAGCACGCCGGTGTCTCGGTGTTTCGGGAATCTTGTTCCCGAAACGAACCAACCCAAGGCATTCCGCAGGAGAGCCAGACAACCATGTTCCCAGCCGACCAGCTCTGCGAAACCGTCACCGTCTACCCGGGCGCGGGCATGGGCGCGTACGGTCCCCTCTTCGGGGAGGCCTACACAATTCAGGTGTACCTCGAGCCGGGTGTCGAGGTGATCCTGAGCAAAACCGGCAAACAGGTGGTTGCGAACCTCTTCGGGGTAGCGGACGGGAACTGCGTCATCCAGGCGGATGATGAGATCGAATGGAATGACCAGCGCTACCAGGTCCTGGCCGTCGAAATCTACCGTTTCGCTGGCCAGACCGACCACGTGGAGCTGCATTTCAAATCGGTGGAGTCGCCGTGAGCCGTTATTACGTCAAATTTGACGCCTCGGCCGTGGCGGAGAGAGTGACCAGAGGCGCGATCGAGGGGCTCAAGCGCGCGGGCGAGGACCTCCTGGAGAAATCTCAGCGGCTCTGCCCGAAAAAACGCGGTTTCAATGGCGGCCTGGTCTCGACCTCAAAAGTTGAAATCGACGAGGAAACGCTCACGATGCGCGTCCGTTACACCGCGAAACACGCCGCGCTGCAGCACGAAAGCCGCAAATACAAGCACAAACAGGGGGAGCAGGCCAAATATGTGGAGCAGCCCCTCCAGGAGAACTCGAAACGGTATCTCGACATGGTCGCGGATGCCATTCGCACCGACATGAGCCGCTGATGCGGCACTGGAGGCAATTATGAGTTTCAACAGCAGCTATGCCGGGTCGATTGACCTCAACGTCCAGTCGACCCTTACCAATAGTCTCGCGGATGGCGTGGGCCTCAAAGACCCCATCGCGAGGGACGTGAAAAACACCTACAACAACGGGACCGGGTCCGGTAACGCGCAGATCCACTTCCACACCCAGCGCACTTTGGCGACCAACACCAACGAGACCCTGGACCTGACGGCGCTCACCGGCCTCGGCGGAGCTCCGGGGACGTTCACCTTCACCAAAGTGAAGGCGATCCTCTTCGAGTGCACCACCGCGACCACCGGCTACAAAGCTCAGGTGGGAGCGGCGGCGAGCAATGCGTTCATCGGGCCTGTCGAGTTCGCGACCGACGTGGTCCAGGTCGGCGCCGGGGGACGGTGGCTCCAGGAGTCGCCGGTGGACGGCTGGGCCGTTACATCCACGTGCAAATGTCTGATGGTCAACAACCCCGCGGGCGGTTCGCTGACCTACCGCATCACCATCATCGGCGAGGGCTCGATCAACTAGCGCAGGTCGGGTCCACGCCAAATTAAATCGAGGTCGCAATGGCCATCACAGACGAGCTCGCCCAGTACCTGAACGATCAGGGGCTGGGCCTTTTTGATCCCACCGGGGCGACGGGTGACATTTTCCTGGAGACGATGCCGGACGTCCCGGACGACGCCGTCGCAATCTACGCCACGGCGGGCCTGCCGCCGGACGTGCGCACCAGCATCGGACGCCCGAGCGTGCAGATTGTGGTGCGCGGCGGCCGCGATCCGCGTGACGCCGCCGGGCGCGCGGCCCAGATCTTCACGGCGCTGCACAAGCTCCACGCGATGACATTCGTTCCCGGCGGCACGTGGGTTATGCTCTGCGCCGCCAAACAATCCCAACCAATCGGACTCGGCCCGGACGAAAACCGGCGCTACGAGTTCTCCATCAATTTTAGCCTGATCACCGGAGGTGACTAAATGTCAGATTCAACCGCCGTCATTGGTGTAAATGTGGTCGTGCAGACCAACGGGGGCAATATCCTGGGCCAGAGGGGCGCCAAAATGACGGTGCCCGCTGAGGTCTTCGACATAACGACCAAGGCCGACTGGCCCAACAAACAGTACATAAAAGCCTGGCGCGGTCCGATCACCATCGACTGCGACGGGCTCCTCAATGCCGGAGTGGCTGGGGGCGCGGGCGACCTGGTCGCCGCGGTGCTCTCCGACGACACGGTCGCCGTCATCGTGGTCATGGGCCCGGAGGGAGCGCAGGACACATTCTCCGGGACCGGGATCCTGATGAATTTCGAGGCGGACGCTCCGCACGACAAAGAAGCCACGTTCACCTGCAAAATCCAGATCACCGGCACGCTCGTGTGCGTAACGGGGGACTAACCAGCGATGAGCAGGCGGACATTTACAGCTAGCGTCGCGGGGGTCCAATACGAGATCCCCACGACGATGGGCGTCCTGAACGACGCCGAAAAAGCCAGCGGAGTCTCATTCATCGAGGCGGTCGCTGAGAGCAAACTCGGCTCGGTGGTCCAGGGCGTGCTCTACGTGGGGCTCAAAGCGCAGGGAGTCGCAGAGATCGACGGCGAGCCCTTGAGTTACGCGCTGATCGGCGAGGTCTGCGATTTCGCCGAGGCTCGGGACAACACGATCGCATTTATGCGGGCGATGGCGCCGGAGACCCCCGCAGCAAAAAACGCGCCGGCGGAGGATCCGAAGGAGCCGAGCGACTCACCTGGGGCAAACTCAGGCGCTACGGCTACGGAGTCCTCCAGCTAACACCCGATCAGTTCTGGGCTATGCCCTGGGCCGATTTCTGGGAAATGCTCGACGGTAGATTGTGGTGGGAGATGCGAAAGCAGGGAGTGAAAGAGACTCCCGAGGTCACCCCCCGCCAGGCCGAAGAGACTAAAACCTGGGCCAGGGACCTGGCCGCGAAATACCTGGCAAAGCCGGGTTAGTGACGATGTCCGGGGCATACCGCCCCGGACCTTTTTTAGCATTGACTTTCCGTGTTTCCTGTGGAGGCCTCAAATGCCGGACGGACAAAATGTAGGCGGAATCTACGCCCAGCTCGATCTCGACAACAAAGGGTTCACGCGCGTCCTCGGCCAGTCCAAAACGGACATGGCCAAGGCCGCGCTTGAGATGCAGAAATCGTCGAGGATCAAATTCGACCTGGCGGAGTGGAAACGGCTCAGCTCCCAGATGCAGGCGATCCGCGCCCGGGCGAGCGAAGTGCGGACGGCGCTCATCCGCACCACCGGCTCCGGCCCCGAGGTAAAAAAGCTCGAGGCCGAATACGGCAACCTCCAGAAAAAGCTCAGGCTCCTCAAGGCCGAGACCGAGCCCGCGCGCAAGGAGATGGAGCGCCTGACCAGGGCGACCAAGGAAGCATCCGCGGCCAGCAAAGCCGGTTTCGGCCAGGGCGCCAGTAAAGCAGCTCTCGACGCGCTCAAAAGCCAGGGCGGTCCAGGCGCCGGAATTGCGGGAATTGCGGGGTTGGCGATGTCGGACCCCTACGTCGCTGCCGGCGCGGCTGCCGAGGGCGCGGTCGCGGGGGTCGCGATAGCTGCAATCGCGGCATCGAAAGCCACGGGCGAATATGCCGAAAAGATGAAAAACCTCGCGGCGCAGACTCAGATGAGCACGAGCCGCCTGCAGGAACTCAAATTTGTGTCGGAGGCCAACGGCCTCGATTTCGACAAAATGACCCGGGCCATTGACATGGTCGAGAAAAAACTCGAACAGGTCAAAACAGGCAAGGGCCCCGCGGCGGCTGCGTTTGCGGAGCTCGGGGTCAAGGTGACCGACGCGCAGGGGCATTTGCGCTCGATGAACGACCTGTTCCCCGAGATCCTCAAGGGGCTGCAGGGAATGAGCAACGGAACCGAGCGCAACGCCGTGGCGGCGCAGATCTTCGGCCGTGGCTGGGCCGAGCTCGCCCCGATCCTCCAAATGTCGGCACAGCAGTTTGACGCGCTGACCCAGAAAGCGCACGACGTGGGCGCGGTGATGTCCGGGGAGTCTCTCGAGGCCGCGGACAAATTTAGAAAGCAAATGAATGAGGTGCACGAGGTCATCGGCGGCATCACCCGCTCGATCGGCGCTGCCCTCGCTCCGACGCTGGCGGACTGGGCAAAAAAACTTGAGGACGCCTGGCCGAAAATCAAGGAGGCAATTGCGAGCTGGTGGGCGCAGGTCAAGCCGGTGCTCGTCGAGTTTTGGCAGACGCTGACCCAGATCTGGGACATCATCAAACCGGTCCTGGCGATTTTTGTCGGGGCGCAGATGACTGAGACCCTTGCCGCGCTGAAGCTGCTCAAGCTGGCGTTTGAAGCAATCGAAATCGTCCTTAAAGCCATTAAGCGCGTACTGGACCCGATCATCAGCAGTTTTAAGTGGATTGCTGAACACGCCGCCCGGATTTGGGCCGCGTGGGGAGGTACCCCCGCGGCTGCCGGAACTCCGGCATCCGCGGCCGCTGCCGGGGGATCCCTGGGCGCGCCGGTCTCGGGCGCCGCATCAGACACTGGAGAAATCCCGTACCTCGCGGGGAAAGGGGAGGACCAGGCGACGCTCCTCAGCACGCTGCAGGACCTGTCGACCAAAAAACTCACTGAGCCACTCCAGGCATGGCAGACGGCGCTCCAGG